GGGGCTATTTACGCCTACATTGCTGGTGAACAGCTTTGGAAAGATAACCCACACATGGCTATTGTCTATGCGGGTTATGCTTTCTCAAATGTCGGACTGTACTTACTGGCTAAGTAATTTCCTTCTGGAAGACTCCATTGGGCAAAAGAGTACCCCTACGATTCTTGATCTGATCGTATGCAACTTCCATGCAGTCTACCAGATGTATGTCCTGAAGAGCGCAGTAGTTAATAAGACAGACCATGACATCACCAACAGCGTCAATAACAGCTTCTTTGTCATGTTTAATCGTGGCATCTGCTAGTTCTCCCATCTCTGACATTGCTTTGAGAAGCTGAACGTCTGGTGTACTGTTAGGAATAATCTTACGGGCTTCTGCCCATTGGATTATTTTGATTTCAACTGCTGCGTAACTCATTTTTATCCCTTAAAACATTTTCAATTTGGCTAAGAGTGTCATGGTCAACATAAGAGCAAAAGTAAACAAACTCCTCTTCTGTAAGACCTTGCCATTCAGGTTGAATTTTTTGCACTTCTTTCATTGAAGTTTCATGCAAATCTTTAGTCATCTCACTCTCCTTAAAGGTTCTTGATATTTCTCTGGTGGTGGTGGAAGCATTTTCTCTGAGGGTGGAGTCCATCCATGCTTTCTCCAAATAGCTTGGACATCCGAACCTGATTCCCATTTGAAATCTTTGTTTGGCATAGATGGATAACTGATCTTTGAATACGGGGGTTTTTCTATCATTTAATTGCTTTCAAAACACGTTGAGAATGGCCTGTAGCAGCCTTGCGTCTTTCGCCTGTGTCTTCTATAAGACCCTTGCGAAGTAGCGGTGCAAATCGTGGACTAATTGTTTGTACTCCATGATTGGGGAAGTAAGACATAACTTCCTCTGCAATGCACCCGTCAGGATGCTTGGCTATAACTTCATAGACCTGTTGCTCAAGTGTTGTTGAGTCAACCCTATCAGCAGCATCCATGCTTGTGTCTGGATCTGTGGTCCTGACCATCATCTTTGGCTCTGAACCAAAGAGTCTGTTAAAGGTATCTTTAAAATACACGCTCGTTAGTAAACTCATCATTAACTCCTATTAGGTGGAGGGAAAACTGCTCGTCTGCAAGCTAGGAAAATCCTTTGCACAGCTCTCCCCCCGTGGTTATATTAACTCAAAATGGAATGTCATCAGGCATATCATCAAAGCCTGAACTCTTGGGTTTTGCTTTTTGTGGAGCTTGTTGATCCTTTGGAGACAATGCCAAGCCCATAAACTTGCCACCTTTACCCTCTTTGATCCAAGCAGATAGCCAGAAGTCCTGACCATTTACTGTGATGTTGCCCTTGTAATCGGGGTGGTTTGGTATTTCTTTCTTATCGTTCTTAAACAGAACACCAGAGTTATCACGCTTTTCCATATTAACCTTTCGCATTCTTTAATGCACTTCTTACTTTACTAGGAAGCAAAGTCCATAGAGCGACTTTTTGTTCGCTATCTAGGTTCTCTGATTCCAACTTTACCCAAGCTGTCTTAGGTTCTTCCTTCTCACAGATAGCAATCAACTCCATTGCTAACTCTCTGAGATAATTCTGCTCATCTTCTGGGATGCTATCCATTGCACCTTGTGTTGGTGTAATCACAGGGGCTTGCTTCTCTTCTCTTACTGGAGGAGAAGAATCAAGTGCATCATGCTCAACAATCTCCATTGCTGATACCCATAGGTATCTTCTAGTGTACGTTTCTACAGCCCCTAGGTTTTGAATTGGATGGCAACCCTTTAGGTTAGCTTCTGCCATAGGGCTTGTCAGAACGATCTGTGAGCCATCATCTGTATCTGTAATGCACAGAGTAGCCAGCTCCTTGTCAAATGACACTACACCGCACAAACCTACTTTGTAGAAGATTTGGTTAATTGTAGGTAAAAAGTCTCCAAGTTCAAAGTATTGATACCCCGCAAACTTGTTGTGGCCTGACTTTTTTAGTGGAGCCGCTTGCAAGGCAATCCTTGCTTCCATCAGTTTTTTATGTACACCCATGATATTTCCTTAAAAATTATCGTCTAACTCTTGTTGAATAATCTCTTTTTGTTGTTCAGGATATAAATCCTTGAACTCGATAAAGTCTGCTTCCTGGCAGCAAACTATTTTATCCCCTTTGATTGCCAGGCAGTAAGGGCAGTAGTGTATGTCTGAAAAGTGTTCAGAATACTGTTCAAATAGTGTTTTCATTAGTGGAAACTTTCATAAGCCATTGTCCACAGAACATCACCCGCCAGATCGGTGAGCTTATTCAACTCATCTTCTGTCAATGGCGTTCCATCTTCATAGCATCCACCTGAAAAGTATGCATCACAGAAATCTGGAAAGTCTGTGCTATCTACTCCATCTACTTCTAGGTCTACAACCTTTTTCCCATTAAGAATCGGCATATTTACTCCTGTTAAGCGTGGGTTACTGTTTGCCCACACCCATAATGTGCCACATACATTCCTGAATTTACATAGGGGTTTTCCCTAATTTACGCAACTTTTTTATCATGCTAGGCTACTCACATGAACATCGAACAAATTGAACAAACTTGTGCAGAAACATTGCTTGATTACGCAATCACAATGGCTAATGCTTACGTAACCGAACCAGAGGACTTCAATGCCGCAGTGACCGCTTTGCTTTGCAGAACAATAGAAAACCACATAAACCGCCCCATCAACATTCAGGAACTTTACCAATGACCCAAGAAGCAGTTATCAGATGCCTACAAAATGGACCACTAACGTCCTACCAAATAGAAGACTTAACTGGCATCCCAAGACTATCCATTGCAGCTTGTTGCACAAAGATGAGTTACAAGAAAAAACTAAAAATTGGCAAAATTAAGTTAGGACGTTCTTGGGTTTCTCAGTACACGTTAGAGCCACATATGATTGAGGCTGAAAAGGCTGAAGAGCCTCGTGATCTGCTGAACCCGTTTGACATTAGAAACGCTAAAGGCATCTTCACTAAGTCTGAATATGCGAATATGAACGCCCAGGCCGTCAGATTGCTTGGCAGACAACCAACAAATGAAATTACAAATAATCAATTTATTTGATACAATGTTTTGAAACACGGCTAGGTGGGGAGTAATTATCCCACCGAAAAGAGAAGTCTCCCCTCCTGCCGCAGTTTCTTTTAGGGAGAATTGGAACATGAGACAGCTATGCACTATTACCAATTTAATATTGGTGACTACAACAGTCACACCATGCACCTTTCCGAGATTGAAGATCTTGCTTTTCGCAGGATGCTTGATTGGTCTTACTTGCATGAAAAACCACTTCCAGTAGACCTAGATGAGATTGCTAGACAAATTCGTATGCGAACGCATAGCGAAAGCATTGGAATCGTATTAAACGAATACTTTGAATTGAGAGAAGATGGGTGGATTAATCTCAGAGTTATTCAGGAATTGCTTAAAGTTGGCATTAAATCAGAGAAGGCTAGTGCCTCTGCCAAGGCTAGATGGGGTAAGAAGAATGCGAACGCATTGCCAACGCAATCCGATAGCAATGCTACACATAACACATTACCTATTACACATAACACAAAAGAGAAGAGCAAGAAAGGCTCACGCCTATCTCAAGACTGGTTTCTTAGTAAATCAATGGGAGATTGGGCTACTAAGGAAAGACCTGACCTAGATGTGCGTCAGGTTGCTGAACAGTTCAAAGATTATTGGATTGCCCAAGCAGGTCAAAAGGGTGTGAAGCTTGATTGGGATGCAACATGGCGTAATTGGGTACGCAACACTAAAGCTGTTAAGCCGAATCCCTATGATGTTGTGAGGCTCACAGTTGCGCCATCAAATGAGCCTGACCCTGCGCTTGAGAAGATCAAGGCTGATGAAAAAACAACTCGCCCTCCAACAGCGGCAGAGCGAGAAATTCTTAATTCTTTCAGGAGAAAAGCTTGAACTATTTTGAAGCCATGAGACTGCTAGACAGAGTCAAGGAAGGCGTACCATATCCCGTACGTCTAATCAATCAAGCATTAGAACTTACTGGTGACTTGGACTAGGGTATATACCAATGGCGTATAGCAGAAAAAACATATCCAATGCAGGAGACAGAGTTGTTCTGGAGAAAGCCGAAGCAAGGGAAATATACCGAACTTGGCAATCAAACAGAGATAACGATTTTGTTCGTGCCAGGCTTGAGCGTTGCGAAAAGGTTTATGGATCAGGCGCAAGAGATCGAGTCAGGACCTATATGTCAAGAATGAAAGAAGGACAAATTGAATGAGTTGGCTTTATTCGCAGGCGCTGGTGGAGGAATACTTGGTGGACAACTTCTCGGATGGAGAACAGTCTGTGCCGTTGAATGGGAGCCATACGCAGCTTGCGTACTTGCCGCCCGACAAAATGACGGCCTTCTCCCGAGTTTCCCGATTTGGGATGACGTTCAAACCTTTGACGGCAGACCTTGGAGAGGAGTTGCTCAAGTCATTTCGGGAGGATTTCCTTGTCAAGACATTTCCATTGCAGGAAAAGGAGATGGACTTGATGGAGAGCGATCAGGAATGTGGAGACAAATGGCGAGGATCATTTGCGAAGTGGGACCAGAGTACGTCTATGTGGAGAACTCACCAATGCTCGTTTCTAGGGGACTTGGAGCCGTTCTCGGAGACTTATCCTCAATGGGGTTTGATGCGAAATGGGGAATTGTGGGAGCAAAAGACGTTGGTGCAAACCACCAAAGGGACAGAATCTGGATTGTGGCTCACTCCAACAGTAATGGATGGACTACCCGCAAGAAATCCAGAAGCCTTGGAACGACAATATCAGAACAACAGGAAGGGCAGGACAACCCACTCCACTCTGAGGGAGCAAGTAGTCTACCCGCCACCGAAGGAGATGTTTCCGACTCCTCGCAGTTGTTCAGCAATGGCATCAACGATAACTCCAGAGTCAGCATGGGACGAAAAGAGGAATCCCAACTTGGAAACAATAGTGGGCAGGAGAATGTTTCCGACTCCGAATGCTTGGGATGGGAAGAGGGGTCCAATGAGTGCGGAGTTGATGGCAAAAAAGATTCATCAAGTATCTCTGGTGAGTGCGGTAGCGCAACTGGAGAGGGAGAAGTTTCCGACTCCATGCTCAACAGACTACAAGGGAGCAGGACAGACGGGGCAACTAAGAGACAGGTTGGATTACGCAGTAGAAAGGGGCGCAACGAAGAGCAAAACTTTTACGCCTCCGACAGCGCCTGGTGGGCAGCTGAACCCGACTTGGGTAGAGTGGCTCATGGGGTGGACGCTAGGGTGGACAGACTTAAAGCCATTGGTAATGGACAAGTCCCCTTGTGTGCAGCTACCGCATGGAGAATCCTAAAATGACCTTTATGGTGACTTTTAAAGTAGACGCTAACCCTGTTGGCAAACAAAGGGCTAGATACGTCAAGAGGGGTAATTTTGTCAGCACATACACTCCTGAGAAGACAAGAACCTACGAAGCCTTAATCAAAGAAGCTGCAATTGAGGCAATGGGTGCGTCTGAACCATTGGGAACCCCTGTTAGCCTTTATCTCTATATTCGAGTGCCAATCCCTAAGTCATGCACTAAAAAGCGGTTAGAAGCCATTGATAACGGGTCAGAGAAACCAACCAAGAAGCCTGACGCAAGCAATATCCTTAAGAGCGTAGAAGATGGCATGAACGGGGTTGTTTACCATGACGACTCGCAGATCATAAACATCCACGTTACGAAGGTTTATTCGAGTCTGCCTGGTGTTGATATTTGCGTAAAAGAATGCCTAGATTAGGGTAAGTCCCTATGTTCAACAACGTAAAAATATAGAAAATAAAGCTTTTAAACAGGAGTAAATCATGGAAAGCACTTGGGAATTTGACACAACTACTGGAGCAGGTAGCGAAGTAGTGACAGTTGTTTACGAATATGAGTTTGATGGCGAGACAACATACAACGAATCAATCAAAGAGATTTGGTTTGAGGGACGCAATGTTGTTGGCCTTATCTCTGATGAGCAGTTTAAAGAGTTAGAAATGGAAGGAGCCATGCGGTTCCAGAGCCACAAGTTGAACTACAAAACTGAAGACGTATGACTGAAGTAACAAGCATGAAAACAGATGAAGATGATGAGTTTGATCGGATTGAGCATGAAAACTTGATTAAGGGTCAGCCTTACCATTTTGAGGTGTTTGTCTCTCCATCCCAAAGAAACCAAGTACTTGATGAGGTAGCCAAAGAGTTTGACAAGATGAAAGCCTTTGGCACTACTGCTGAATCCTTTGCTTGTTTTGTACGCAACATGAAAACATTTCCATTGCCTTAAACATGAAAAAAGAACTTTTAATTGGTTGCGGATCTAATCACATCAAAAAAATGGCTGTAGATGGAACGCCAACCTTTGATAACTTAACTACCTTGGATTACAACGCTGACCACAATCCTGACGTTTATTGGGACTTGATGAGTCTACCTTTGCCATTTAAAGATAATGAGTTTGATGAAATTCATGCTTATCAGGTGCTAGAACATCTTGGTCAACAGGGGGACTACAAACTATTCTTTGCTCAGTTCTCAGAATTCTGGAGACTTCTTAAGCCAAATGGTCACTTCCTTGCGACTTGTCCATCAAGAAACTCAGTCTGGGCTTATGGCGATCCAAGCCATACAAGAATCATGCAACTCGAACAACTTGTATTTCTATCCCAAGATGAGTACAAGCGTCAGGTAGGCAGAACACCTATGTCCGACTTCAGAAATATCTACAAAGCAGACTTTAAAACTGTCTTTCAAGAAGAGGATGATGACATTAGGTTTGTACTAAAAGCCATAAAGAATTGATTTTGTAGCTATAATTCAAGCCATGAAACAACGTGGCGGTTCAAGAAAAGGCGCTGGTCGCAAGAAGATCAGCGAAGAAGGTAGGACTATCCGAGCAAGGGTAGCGCCTATCCATGAGCAAGCATTGACCTTGGCAGGGAATGGTTCCTTGTCCGAAGGAATAAGACGTTTAGCAGAGAAGCATTGGAGATTGATTCATGGAGAGCAGCCCCGACAAAGCAATTCAGTATTTGATCGACACCGCACCCTTGTACGCCCAAGCGAAGTCAGAGCGCCTGTACTTGGAGGAGTTCCGCAAGTCCAAGAAGGCTCACCTGATGAGCCAGGCAGGGACGGAAGTTCTGGGTAAACAAGAAACCTTTGCCTATGCCCATGAGGAATACATTGAAGTGCTAGAGGGCATAAGAGCTGCCGTAGAAAAAGAAGAGAAGTATCGCTGGCTTATGACCGCTGCCCAAGCAAGGATTGAGGTCTGGAGAACTAACCAGTACTCAGCCAGAATGGAAGTCAGGGCAACCCAATGAACAATAAGCTGAACGCAAAGGAAAGACTGCACCTAGCTTTGGTCAAGTCACTTCCTTGTTCAGTATGTGATGCGTCAGGACCATCAGAAGCTCACCACTACAAGCAAGGGCTTCAGTACACCTGCATAGCCCTGTGCAAAGATTGCCATACAAATCCAACCCTAGGATGGCATGGGCAGAGACGTATGTGGCACATAAAAAAGATGGATCAGATTGAAGCCCTGAACATCACAATAATGAGACTTTTGTCTACCAGGGCTGAAAATAAAAATGCTTTCTAATTCCAAAAGTTTCAAAAACTTTGAACTTTCAAAAATTGGTTAACTTGACTTTCTAAAAAGTAAATGCCACTTTTTTGTAAAATGGTCCTCGATTAGGGTAAACCCTTAGTATTTTGTAAGTTAGCACTCACTTACATCATCGATGTTAGTTAGCACTCACTAACTTAGCAGCAAAAACTGGTGCGTGAGTCATGGCCCAGATTGTGCCTAAAATCAATTTTAAGGGCTTTTTTAGCTTACTTTTTCGTTTTTCAATGGTAGGTATGCATCAACTACAAAAAATGTCTTAAATCATTGATCCCATGAAGTAAGCGCCAACTAACTTAAGAAACCCAAAGAAAGGGGTTTTTAGCCCCTTTTTGTGGATCACCTAATCAAAGAGAAGGTAATAATTGCCAAAACTGAGAGGGTGAAATACAGAGAGGTTTTGAATCAGGATCGTCTAAAGATTGAACCCAATATACACAATCACCCTCATCTATTACCTCATACATATCAGAGGCATCCAATAATAAAACCCCAATAGCCCCCTTCATTTGTCCCATTTCATTGTGCTGCATTATTATTCTCTCCCAATAATTCTTTAATTTCTGAGTCTCTGAAGCTTAATTCTAGGTTGATGTAACGCATCAGAACCGCCTCTATGGCATCCTTATTGTTGCCAGAGAAGTAGATCCCTGCCACATCTCCACTGTGTACCCCAATGATATCTTGGATGTGCTTGCAAGCTTCATCTAGGGCTTGCTCCGCTAGGTTTCTGACATCTTCGTTAGTCATGTAATGCCATGCCTTCATCATTTGTCTACCTCCTCTGATACGCCTAGATCTTCTTGAATGACCGCCATAGCGGTACATATATCACCCCAAATCTCATCAAATTGCTCATCTCCTTCGGGGATTAAATCCTCTCTGTAAGCACATAAAGCTTCCCAGATAATGTTAATTTGTTCTTTAATATCGTGCATTTTTATTTCTCCTCAATATCTGTTAAAAAATCTACTCTTTGCTCATAACATTTCTTTGCCAGTTTTAAAAGGTTTTCTCCATCCTCTTCATCTAAACCATAATATTCTGAGAATATCTCTACAGTAAAAGAATTTGATTCCATTTCAATATACATATCTGCAAGGTAATCTCTTAAGTATCTAATGTTATTCATTTTGAACCCTTTAAATAAAAACCATTTAATTGATCTTCTCCACCATCAAAATCATCAATTGATTTATAGTGACCTAGATATTCATCATTTATTACGATGACAGATCCATCTTGTAATGTAAATACATCCAAAATATTCCCTGCGCCAATATCATCAGTAAAGAAATCTTTAATATGTGAAAACTTATTCATAATGAACCCCTTTAATTTGAACAAAACCCGATTGATCCTTTTTAGCCTTACCTTTAGCATATAAAGCCACAACTACATTTTTCGGCTCAATATGTCTTACATCAGAATCATCCCCATCAATAACCTCCCAAGATCTAAAGCTTGAGGGAATATCTTCCTTCTTTTGAAAGACTACCGCCACTCTGGAATTATTCGGGTTAGTCAATCCCTTTATAGATATTGGCTTTGGGGTAATGCTTGAGAATGAAAAGGTTAGATCATAATTGCCTACAGTTTTGCCTTCCAATTTTCTAGAGGGATGCTTTGTGTAATCATAGAATTGGACATCAGGAAATAAACTAAATATTGTCCTATTTGGAATAATCTCAAAATTTTCCCAAGCAATATCGCTGGTGCCATTTAGTCGCACTAATAGTTTCTGATTATTCTTTTGTGCCTTTTCTCTCAATGTCCAAATATCTGCACAAAGAGAAAACAAAAAGCTTTTTTGTTGTGTGTACCAAAACTCAGTTTTTGATTTTCTCGCCTGCTGCACGCTATTAAATGCGCCTCTTCCTGATGTGTAGAGGCATCCTTCCATGCATCCTGCAAGCTTTGCAAGGGGGCATAGATCATCGTTAGGGGTTAGGTAGAGGATAGCGGTTAGGAAACCCATCTTCTCCCCTTTAATTGTCTTCGTTGATGCGGTTCCCAAAAGCTTTTTATAGATCAAGCCATCTTTTTTAATGATTGATTTGTAAGGGTTATACATATTCACGCCTATTAAATGTTGTTTATTTATTTGGAATCAATTCATTGTCTCTGTAACATGAATTGAATGAAGGTGTTCCCAAGTTGATTTCAACTGTATAAATATCTCCTGCATATTCATGCCACCAGTCTTTTTCAAGATTATATTGTTTTGCATGATTATTTAATCCAAGCTTTAAATGCTCAATGCAAAGCATTTCCTCTTCATGGTATGCCTCAAAAGAGAAATTCCAAGAGTCTAATTTAGCCTTCCACATTTTTATTCTCCTCTTCAGTTTCTGCTACATCTTCAATTTGCATCCACTCTTCTATTATTTGTGTGCCACTACCTAATAATTGTGTAATTGAATCAAGTACCATTTCTGCATGATATTTATGGAAGGTATCACTTTTAATATATGCCCTAAATGCGATTAATATCCCAAAAACCGCATTAATCTCTTCTAATCCTTCATAAAGCATAAATTCATTTAAAAGCTTTGGATGTTGTTTAGGTTTAGTCATATTGCATCTACCTCATAACTCAGATCTTTAGAAACTACCTCATAACCTAATTCTTTAATATGCTTGATTGCATCATATGATAAGGTTTTGGTTTTGGTAAGCTTTGCAAATGTTTTAGCCTTCTCGCATATTGGATAGAAAAGAAATCCTCCGTATGCTTTATCTATTTGGATGGTAATAGTTAGTTTTTCCATGATGTACGCCTTTTAGATTAATTGATATTTATTGGGGTGATTCTTTTCAAGATAGTTAATAACTACCTTTTGATCTAATGTGTTTAATACACTAAATGTGTATTTATCATCTCCTTCTACTTTAAATGGTGTACCTCTCTTCTTTGCATTATTTAGCTTCTTTTGATAATTGGTTTCGCTAATTAATTCTTCAATGTATAGGGCTGCATCCATATGCATCATCTCGCCTAAACAATCCCATTTTGGAAGGGTTTTGCAGAATGCATCAAGCTTCGCATAATTAGGGGTAACCCATTGGCGAAACTGTATATCTGCCTCTTTATCATAATAGCCATCGATTTCTACTTTGGGAGAGTTGACATCTAAAGTCATTATTCGGGTTTCGCCTCCCATGCCTTCATTAAGAACTAAGGCGATCTTCTCGCCATCACAGTAGAGAGTGCATGAGTAGCCTCCTCCATCCCATGTGTTCCAAGTCTTAAGGTTTTTGATTGTGTAAGTCATTTTGTGTACGCCTATTAAAAAAGAAAAGAAAAAGATTATTTAGTGAGAATATCAAAGTAAGCAAGCAAACCCGCACAGAGGGTTAGACCTACCAAGATGGCGGTTAGGATGTCTTTGTGGTTATCGTTCATATGTAAGCCTATTAAGAGTTGATGAAAGAGAGGCTAAAAATCTACCCTCTCACATATATAGCACGAAAGAATCGTGCCAAGTCTCGTAAGTCATTGATTCCATTGATAGCTCCAAAACCCTATGAGTAGTTACCCTTAGAACCTGAGTATTCAGTTTGATTTTGTAGCTACAATTAAGAAAAGAAAAGAAGGGATAACCCATAACAAAGGCTTCTCTTTATATAGGGGATATACAAGAGGATTACATAGGGATGGCAAGGGTTAGAGCATTAGGTTAGATATGCATTAAACAAACATTTAGAAACCCTTTAGACATCCCTCTACATAATCCCTTTGCGCATCTGAGACAAACTATGCAAAAAATGCATAACCTCAGGACCAAGGGTTTACCCTATTAGGGTTTACCCCAGGAGCTGGATGGGCATACAGTACTGGACCGACATACAGTAGGGTTTACCCTAACCAGGGTTTCTACCTAGGGGTTTACCCTTAAGGGTTAGTACGTAAGGGTATGGTTTACCAGTAAGGGTTTACCCCCCCCTATCGATAAACCGAGGGGCGCTGTGACAGGGGACATAAACACAAATCGCCATAGCATTAAAAAGATAGACCCCCACCCACCCCCTATCAGGACAAAGATAACCCTCCAAAAAAATTTTTTATAGTTTAGAATTTGTATCCATTAAATCAAGGAGAAGATATGGCAGGATTTCCTATGAGGAGAGCGTTGGAGAAGAAAATAGAAGAGCTTGGAGGGATAGAGTTCGTAACGGCACACATTAGCCAAGGAATGACTATAGGACGCTTGGCAGAGTTCATAGAGTGTTCTAGGCCCATGCTTTCTTTTTGGATAAACCATACTGATGAGCGTAGAGATGCGGTACTCGCTGCTCGTAAGCTAAAGGCTGAGAAACTGGCAGAAGAGGCTTTAGACATTGCTGACCAAGCAGATGAGACAAGTAACAGTGGAGTTAACAAAGCCAGACTCCAAGTTGATACTAGGAAGTGGATGGCCTCTAAGCTTGATCCTGAGAACTACGGAGACACTGCCAAGACCCAAGTCAATATCTCTTTAGGTGATCTACACCTCCAAGCACTAAAGCACATGGGTAAGGCTGATGTAATACTGGAAAACAATGAATAACCCATTTATCCAGTTCATTACCCTATACAGGAATGACCCTGTTCTGTTCGTTAAAGAGGTCTTAGGGGTAGAGCCTGATGATTGGCAACAAGACTTTCTTAACGCTGTAGCCTCTGGTGAGCGAAAGATTAGTATTCGTTCTGGTCACGGAGTCGGAAAGTCAACCACCGCTTCATGGGCAATGCTTTGGTTCTTGTTGACCAGGTATCCCGTCAAAGTCGTGGTGACCGCCCCTACTTCTGCCCAACTTTATGATGCTTTGTTTGCCGAGCTTAAAAGGTGGGTCAAAGAACTGCCCCAACCTATCCAAGACTTACTCGATGTCAAACAAGAGAGGATAGAACTCAAGGCTTCCGCTACCGAGGCATTTATCTCTGCAAGGACTTCTCGTGCTGAACAACCTGAAGCCCTACAAGGTGTTCACTCTGAGAACGTCATGTTGGTTGCGGATGAGGCTTCTGGTGTCCCAGAGGCAGTATTCGAGGCTGCTGCGGGTTCTATGTCAGGCCATAATGCTTTGACCATCTTGCTAGGCAATCCAGTTAGGTCTTCTGGCTTCTTCTTTGACACCCATAACAGGCTCAAAGATGAGTGGTGGACAAAGAGAGTATCCTGTATTGACTCTACTAGGGTAAGTAAAGAGTACGTTGAAGACATGAAATCCCGCTATGGCGAGGAAAGTAATGCCTATCGGATCAGGGTTCTAGGTGAATTCCCAAGGAGCGATGATGACACGATTATTCCTATGGAACTGCTTGAGTCTGCTAAACACAGGGATACAAGAGCTTATGAAGACGCTCCGATCATTTGGGGACTCGATGTGGCTCGTTTTGGCTCCGATTCTTCAGTTCTATGTAAACGTCAGTCTAATGTTGTACACACTCTTGAGAGGTGGAGGAACCTCGATCTGATGCAGTTAACAGGTGCGGTAGTCGCCCAATACGAAGCCTGTGACCACAAGAGTAGACCCGCAGAGATTCTGGTTGACTCCATTGGCCTAGGAGCAGGTGTTGTTGACCGACTCAGAGAACTAAAACTTCCCTGTCGTGGTATTAACGTGTCCGAAAGCCCCGCAATGGGTGGTACGTATCTAAATCTTCGTGCGGAACTATGGCACAAAACCAAGGCTTGGCTAGAAAAGCGGGACTGCAAGATACCCAATAACGAAGACTTCATTGCTGAACTTGCAACTGTAAGGTACACCTTTACATCTAATGGCAAGATAAAGATTGAATCCAAAGATGATATTCGTAGACGGGGTTTGAAATCTCCCGACATGGCTGATGCTTTTGTCTTGACATTTGCCTCAGATGCCGCCACCATCTCTTGGGGGTCTAACTTGTCTTGGGGTAAACCGATCAAAAGGTTGATTCGAGGATTGGTCTGATTGCCGTTGCCATTTAGAGCCACCCTAAAAAAGTGGCTCTTTTTTTTATTTATGGTAGTATTGCGAAACCTATATTGGAGATTCCTATGAAAATGGATGAAGCAGCCAAGAAAATTGGCAAGGTAATGGGCGAATACAAGCGAGGCAAGCTCAAGTCTTCCTCTGGTGACAAGGTTAAATCCCGTGACCAAGCTGTCGCTATCGCAATGAGCGAGTCCCGTTCTATGCCCAAACGTGGTGGTAGAACTGCAACTAATCGGAGCAAAAAATGAAAGCTGGACTTTATGCCAATATCAATGCCAAACAAGAACGAATTAAAGCTGGCTCTAAAGAAAAGATGCGAAAGCCTGGCACTAAAGGTGCGCCAACTGCTAAAGATTTTAAGCAAGCAGCTAAAACTGCTAAGAAAAAGTAACTAACTGGAGAACTTATATGAGCAGATTAGCCCGTGATGACCATGGTCAACTAACCCAAATCTTTGCTTTGGGAACAACCCAAGTGATGACTGTTACTGGTACTAGTGCTCAGTCAACAGCAATTGCTTCTGATTGCACAATCATTCGATTGGCAAATGGTAGTGCAGCGCAATGTCACTTTGAGATTGGTACTAATCCAACTGCTACATTGACCACAAGTGCAATGCTTCCCGCTAACTCAGTAGAGTTTATTAAAGTTGCTGGCGGCAGTAAAGTAGCCGTCATCCGTGGCGCTACAGCTACTGACGTTTCAATTACGCAAATCATCTAAATGAGCGCAGCGTGGACTAGAAAAGAAGGGCAAAACCCCAAAGGTGGGTTGAATGCTAAAGGTCGTGCAAGTTTAAAAGCACAAGGCCAAGACATTAAAGCGCCCGTCAAGTCTGGAGATAATCCACGTAGAGCTAGTTTCCTTGCAAGGATGGCGGGAAACGATGGTCCTGAGTATAAAGATGGAAAGCCAACTAGATTGCTTCTAAGCCTCAATGCGTGGGGTGCAAGCAGTAAAGCAGATGCTAGAGCGAAGGCTAAAGCTATTTCTGCAAGGAATAAAAAATGAACTGCCCAACCGCAACCTATGACATCAAGTTCAACTTAAAGAATCGTAATTGGGCGATCAAGAATGTTGACTATGGTCCTGCTAACCCAGAAGAAGATAACGAAGAGTACTGGCAGAACCTTGCTAATATGTGGACAGTATCTATTGATGAAGTTCAAGAGATGCGATGCGGTAACTGCGCTGCCTTTATCCAAACTCCTGAGATGCTTGACTGCATCCTAAAAGGTATTGATGAAGAGACTGATGGCTTTGCTAAAGATGTCCAAGGCGCAGCAAATCTTGGTTATTGCGAGTTGTTTGACTTTAAGTGTGCAGGTGAGCGTACTTGTTCAGCATGGTTATCTGGTGGCCCAATAACCAAGAAAATGACCAAGAATCAGCAAAATATGTTGATGATGGCTAAGACCGAATACGACATAGAGGATGAGTCATGATTGAAATAATTGCGGCATTGGCAGAAGAGGCGGCATTGGCAGAAGCAGCCGCAGCAGCAGAAGCAGCATCAACAGCAACACTAGCGCCAGAGATGGCTACATCATTAGCAGCGCCAACAATTGATGCTTCATTATCAATGCCACAGGGTATGCCAACTCCTGGGCTTTTACAGTTGATAGAACCAGCACAAATGGCTCCACCTCCAATGTCATTTGGGCAACAAATGGGAAATCTTGCGGGTAATGCTGTCAACCAAACAATGGCTCCTTCTATGGAAGCCTACAATACATTTACCAATCCTAACTCTACCGCTGGCGATATGTTGTCAAGCGCATACAAATATTCGTTTAGCCCACAAGGTCAACAAGATGAGCAGATGATGGCTCCCCAACAATTTCGTATGGGTGGTGGTATGGCTAACAACTATGTTGGTGGCATTCCGTCACTACTCCAAGGTTATGGTGGAGCATCACAGGGACTTCTTCCCTACATTGGCTCACGATAAGGAATAAAAATGAAACAAGAAAACCCAATGTTGATGGCTGAAACCTTGCAAGGTGAGATGCAAGAAGATGAGGTCATGTCTGAAGAGCAACTTCAAGGCGTTATCTCTGCTGAAATTTATGATGCTATTTCTTTCATAGATGATGACATTGGTGGCAATCGTGCATTGGCTACTGAATACTATTATGGACAACTCTTTGGTGACGAAGAAGAAGGCCGTTCACAAGTAGTATCAATGGATGTACGTGATACTGTACAAGGCATATTGCCAAGCCTGATGCGTATTTTCTTTGGTCCAGAGCGTGTGGTTGAATTCGCACCCCAAGGACCAGAAGATGTTCAGAATGCTGAACAAGCTACAGACTATGTAGACTTTATTTTCAAGCGTGATAACCAAGGTTTTAAGATTCTCCATTCAGCATTTAAGGATGCTTTAGTACGCAAAGTCGGTATTGTTAAGTACTGGTGGGATGAGTCTGTAGAGGTTAAAGCAGAGTCGTTCTCTATGCTTGATGAGCAGACAATGATGTTTTTGACTCAAGACCCAGACATCGAGATTTCTGCAGTGCGTGAGTATCCAGTGCCTGGCACTCAGCCAATGAATGATGCCCAAGGCATTATGATTCCACCACTCATGATGTACGATGTGGAGATCAAGCGCAGAATTAAAACTGGCAAAGTAAAGATTGAAGCTCTACCCCCAGAAGAGTTCCTGATTGACCGCAGAGCAAAGTCCATTGATGAGGCTACTTTTGTAGGCCACAGGGCTATGAAGACTGTTTCAGATCTAGTCGCAATGGGCTATGACTACGATGAGATGGTTGAGGTTGCTGGTAATGGTAATGACTTTGATAACAACGAAGAGTATCAAGCCCGTAATCCATTTGCCGTTATCAGTACTGCAAACAATGGTGATCCATCTAGCAAGAGTGTTCTCTACATTGAAGGCTATTTAAAGGTAGACTTTGATGGCGATGGCATTGCTGAGATGCGTAGGATTTGCACAGTAGGTACTGGCAACAAAGTTATCCGCAATGAAATTGTTGATGGAAGACAGTTTGCTGACTTCTGCCCAGATCCAGAACCCCATACCTTTTTTGGTATGTGCCCTGCTGACGTAGTGATGGATATTCAGCGTATCAAGTCCAATGTCCAACGTGGCATCCTAGACTCTTTGGCTCAGTCGATCCATCCACGTACAGCCATCGTAGAAGGACAAGCCAACATGGAAGACGTCCTTAATACAGAAGTTGGTGCTGTAATTCGCATGAGAGCGCCAGGTATGGTTCAGCCGTTTACTACTCCATTTGTTGGTCAGGCAGCGTTCCCAATGCTTGACTACTTGGATGACATCAAACAGACCCGTACAGGCATTTCTAAGGCCGCCTCTGGCTTGGATGCAGACGCATTGCAAAGCACTACCAAGGCCGCAGTATCAGCGACTGTGAACGCTGCCCATCAGCATATTGAGATGATTGCCCGTATCTTTGCTGAAACTGGTTTGCGTAAGTTGTTTACTGGTATCTTGAAGCTTGTTATTGAGAACCAAGATAAAGCCCGTATGGTTCGTTTGCGTAATACATTCGTTCCTATTGACCCCCGTTCTTGGGATGCCAATATGGATGTCATTGTTAATGTGGGCGTAGGTGATGGCACTCTTGAAGACAGAATCAATATTCTGAATCAAGTCGCTATGCGTCAGGAAATGCTGATTAAAGAAACAGGACCTAATAATCCTATTGTTACTTTGCCACAGTACACAAACACATTGACCAAGATGCTTCAGTTGGCAGGTATTAAGGATTCACAGAATTACTTTAACCAGTTGCCTGTTGACTTCCAATTGCCAACTCCACCTCCTCCAAAGCTATCTCCAGAGGAAGTTCTTGCTCAAGTCCAAGCCCAATCGATTCAGGCTGATATTGAAAAGAAAGCGGCTGAATTGGATTTACAGCGTCAGAAAATGATTATGGATGATGATCGTGAGCGAGATAAAATTGAACAAGATGGTATTTTGCGTAGATATGAGCTAGAATTGAAATATGGTGTACAAATTCAAAGTGCGGAGATTAATGCCGCAATGAATACAGACCGAGAATTAATCCGACAACAAGCTGCAATGAATCAGACGCAAGTCCCTCAACAGCCCCAACCAATGATGTAAATGGACGATCTAGAAATTAACCTCGCAAGAGGAGACAGAGCAAGACTTCTACTTGAGGATGAACTTCTCAATGAAATGCTCAAAAGAATTGAAGACGATTGTTATCGTGAGATTCGTTCTTCCAAACTAATGGAAGGACCAGTTAGAGAGCAAGCTTACTTGCTTCTGACAACAGTTGATATTCTAAGATTGAAACTTAGATCTGTAATGGATACAGGCAAGATGGCAGAAGTTGCCCTTGTTCGTAGGCGTGGAAGACCACCAACCAAATGATTTTTAACTAAGAGGTGAATATGTCCGATAACGCAAACGCAGTCGGTTCGATTACAGTTAATCAAGCAGCGCAAAGTTTTGCTACTATGCTAGACACTCTAGAGGGTGTTGACACTGGTGCAGAGGCGCAACCAGAGGAGGGGCAACCCGAACCTGAGTCTGATGAATTGGAAGCTACGGAGACGCAAGACGAAGTAGCGGAAGCTTCAGAGGAAGTAGAAGGCGAAGACGAAGAGTACGAAGAAGAAGCTCCTAGGGATGAGAAGTTTGTCGTCAAAGTTGATGGCAAAGAAATCGAAGTCCCAAAGGATGAACTGATCCGAGGTTATCAACGTGAAGCTGACTACACACGGAAAACGCAGAAACTAGCAGAAGAGCGCAAATTAGTCGAGTCTGAGTTTCAGCAAGTACGTGGAGAGCGTGAACAATACTCTCAGATATTAGGACAATTACAGCAGAAACTGCAAGAGCTTCAGCCGCAAGAGCCTGATTGGAATCGTTTAGAAGTTGAAGACCCAACTGAGTATGCCCGTCAATGGACATCACATCAGCGTAGGCAACAACAAGTATATGCGGTACAAGCAGAGCAAGAGCGTCTGAATCAAATGCGTCAAGCTGAACTACAAAAGACGATGCAACAAATCATGGCTACCGAGGTGTCTCGGTTGAAAGAGAAAATTCCAGAATGGAGTTCTCCTGAAAAAGCCAAGGCAGAAGGCAAAGCTTTGTTAGAGTATGGTCAGAATTTAGGCTTTTCAGAGCAGGAGCTGAACGGCATTACGGATTCACGGGCATTGCTTGCACTCCATAAGGCGTGGAAGTATGACCAGATGATGAGTAAGCGTCCAGAATTCCAAGCAAAGATTAAAAAAGCCCCGAAGATGGTCACTCCTGGTTCAGCAGGTAGTGTGAGTTCTAAGTCGAGTGATATAAATAACGCAAAAAAGCGTCTTGCACAAACTGGAAGCGTCAGAGATGCCGCATCCCTTTTCGAGAAATTTATTTAAGGAATTAACATGGCTGCTATTACAAACACCTACACCCGCTTTGACGCAAAGGGTGTACGGGAAGATCTTTCAAACGTCATTTATCAGATCTCTCCAGAAGAGACTCCATTCATGAGCAATGTTGGTCGTGAGAACGTCACCAACACTTTCTTTGAATGGCAGACTGATGATTTGGCTGCTGCAATCACAACTAATGCACAGATCGAGGGCGATGACATCACCTCTTTCACAGCAGTTACAGCTACAGTTCGTTTGGGCAACTACACCCAGATTAGCCGTAAGGATGTAATCATTGCTGGTACATTGGAGGCGGTTGACAAGGCAGGTCGTCGCTCTGAATTGAGTTACCAAATGGCTAAAAAATCTGCGGAAATTAAGCGCGACATGGAGGCCACAATGTTGGCTAACCAAGCCGCTGCCGCTGGTTCTACGTCATCTGCCCGTAAATCAGGCGCTTTGTTGGCCTTCTTGAAGACCAATACTAGCGAAGGTTCTGGTGGTTCTGATCCTTCATACACCACTATCCCTGATGCGGCTCGTACTGATGCCACAACTACTAACTTGCGTTCATTCAGCGAAGCATTGCTGAAAGACGTAATTCAGAAGGTGTGGACAGAAGGTGGCAACCCATCTATCGTTATGGCTGGTCCTGTTAACAAGCAGAACTTGTCTAAGATGGCTGGCATTGCTGGTCAGCGTTTCAATGTTACAGGTGCTAAACCTTCAACTATCATTGGCGCGGCAGATGTTTATGTTTCCGATTTCGGTAACGTGAGCATTGTTGCCAACAGGTTCCAACGTGAGCGTGATGTTTTTGTGCTTGATCCTGAGTACGCATCAGTTGCTTATCTGCGTCCCTTCCAGACAGTTGAACTGGCTAAGACAGGTGATGCCGAGAAGCGTATGCTCTTGTGTGAGTGGGGCTTGAAGATCAAGAACGAGAAGGCTCATGGCGCTGTCTATGACCTGAACTCAACAATTCAGACCTAATCTGAAACAACTGGGTGGGCTAATAACCCACCCTTTTTTTTATGACTACAAAAATCTTTGATACAAACCTAGAGATGGGGACTCAAAAAGTTTGGCATTACGATGCTGAAAAAGATGAGGCAACCATTCAGACAATTATTGACGCTACAAATGTAGTAGAAGCAAACAAAGAACGATTTAATTCGTTTGATGAGAAGGCTAATTGGAAGGGTGATATGCACCATGTTGCATCCATTCCTATGGCTTTGTATTATCAAATGAAGGCAGAAGGTAAGCTTGACGATCAAGCCTACATGAAACGATGGCTTAATGACCCTGATAATCGTGCATTTCGCACAAGACCTGGAGAAGTTTAATGGATAGTAAGACCATTGGAATTTTGGTTCCAACACGGGATTTTGTTAACTCTGGATTTGCTTTTGATTTAGCCAGACTAGTTGGGTTTACTGTAGGTACAACAAATCACAAAGTAGTGATCTACACTAGCTCTGGCACTTTGTTGTCAGCACAACGTCAGGATTTGGCTAGGGATGCTATTGAAGCTGAGTGCACCCATACCCTGTGGCTAGATAGCGATATGCGGTTTCCAAAAGATTCCATCATTCGCTTGTTAAAACATGACACGGGTATTGTTTGTGGAAACTATGCCAAGCGTAGATTCCCTACGGAGCCGATTGCTGTGAAAAAAAATACCCCAGATATGGATGCAACTTTTATCAATCGGGTATATACTGAGGACGATTCAACAGGACTTGTTGAAGTAGACTACTGCGGAATGGGTGTAATGCTCGTTAAATCCGAAGTCTACAAATCTATGGAATATCCTTGGTTTGCTATCCCTTGGGTTCCTGCTGCGGAAGACTACATTGGTGAAGATGTATGGTTTTGCCGTAGAGCCGCCCAGAACGGACATAAAACTTATGTTGACCAGGATCTCTCAAAACAGATCCATCATATTGGCACATTTGAGTACAAACATGAACACACATTAATGTGTAGGGATGTAGAAAATGGCACTTGATACCTTTAGTGGATTGAAGACAACCATAGCTGATTATCTTAATCGGGATGACCTGACTTCAATTATCCCCTCATTTATTACTTTGGCAGAAGCAAAATTTAATCGTAAATTGCGTGTTCGCCAAATGGTAAAGAGGGCTACTGCCACTTTGGATACTCAATATTTTGCCTTTCCTGCTGATTTCTTACAGGCTAAAGAGTTCCAACTGAATACAAATCCAATTACTTATTTGCAGTATGTCACTCAAAATCAAGGTGACTATGGATCTGCAACTCAGTATATTTCAACTGGAAAACCTCAGTTTTACACAATTATTGGAACTCAAATTCAAGTGATTCCAACTCCTGATACTGGATATACGGGAGAATTAACTTATTATGGTAAGATTCCTGCGTTAAGTGATTCAAACACAAGCAACTGGCTTCTTGCTTACGCCCCAGACTTGTACTTATATGGTGCATTGCTTGAGGCATCTCCATATTTGAAAGACGATGAACGTCTTGCCGTATGGAGTTCGTTATATTCAAATTCCATTGGCGACATAGAAATAGCAGATCAAAGGGCTTCTGTTGCTTCTACACCTATTGTTCGCGCCCGATCTTTAGGATAAAAAATGTCATCTTTTAGCGATTACACAGAAAATCTAGTATTGACGTACTTGTTTACAACGGGTTCGGCAACACGCCCAACAGCTTGGTATGTTGGTTTATTTACTGCCGCACCTAGCGATACTGGTGGTGGCACAGAAGTTACAGGTAATGGTTATGCCCGTGTAGTTACTGGAACAATATCTGGTAGTGGAACGGCTACTACTTTTACCAATGCTGCCGCAATTGAGTTTGCTGCCGCCTCTGGTGGTAATTGGGGAACAATTGGTTGGGCGGGTATTTTTGATGCAAGTACTAGTGGAAATCTGCTTGCTTGGGCTCCTTTGACCACATCTCGCGTAATTAACGATGGCGATGTGTTCCGTATCCCTGCATCTAGCTTAACAATTACATTGACCTAATATGGCTGCCTATGGTTCTGGCCCATACGGACAAGGAAATTACTCCTATGGTGTAAGCCTTGGCGCTTTAGCCATTTCCGATACCAGTACCATGACACTGGCGGCTACACGCATCTGTATAGGTGCTGTAGCTGTTTCTGATGCTAGTTCTGTAGCGGTTGCGGCTAATGTTGTTAAAACAGGTGGGTTTGCAATAGTAGCATCAAGTTCTGTAGCGGTATCTGCTAACAGATTGGCGATAGGCGCGGCATCAATTTCTAGTTCTAGCTCTGTTACTGCATCTGCAACAAGGGTTGCAATAGGTGCGTCTGCTATTTCTAGTTCTAGCACTGTTTCTGTGTCAGCAAGTCGTGTTGCTATTGGTGCTTTAACTACTACTGATGCTAGTACATTAGTTGTTAATGGTGTAAGGGTTGCTTTTGCAACAATGACTGTTGCTGATTCTTCAACATTGGTTGTTGGATCTCAAGTTATTGCTAATGCTAACTTTCCGATAGTTGCATCTAGTAGCATGACTGTTGGTAGTCAAAGAAAGCAGACTGGTTCTTTGAGTATTGCTTGCGTATCAAGCATGAGTGTTTCTGGTAATCAAAAGTGGCTTGCTGAAAGCGATGTATCTGAGACTTGGACAGGAATTAATGATACTGATGAGACTTGGACACAAATTACAGACGTATCTGAAACATGGACTGCAATTAGCGATTCAAGTGAAACTTGGACTGATGTTGCGGATAATAGTGAATCTTGGCAAATTGCCGCATGAGGTGAAAAATGGCTGATACAACAACCACAAATCTAGCACTTGTAAAACCCGAAGTCGGTGCATCCACTGATACCTGGGGAACAAAGATCAATACTGATCTGGACAGCATTGATGCACTGTTTGATGCAGGTCCATTGCTGAAGGTCACTAAAGGAGGCACTGGTGTTGGCACAAGCACAGGCTCTGGCAATAATGTTTTATCAACAAGCCCCACTCTAGTCACACCTATCCTTGGAACACCCACTAGCGCAACCTTAACAAACGCTACAGGCTTGCCTATCAGCACAGGTGTATCAGGCTTGGGAACTGGCATTGCTACTGCTCTAGCGGTTAATACAGGCTCTGCTGGTGCGCCAGTATTGTTCAATGGTGCATTAGGTACACCCTCTAGCGGTACTGTAACTAACCTTACAGGTACTGCTTCTATTAACATCAATGGTACTGTTGGTGCTACTACAGCTAATACTGGCGCATTTACTTCACTTACAGCATCTACAACTCTCGGAGTAACTGGTGTCTCTACCTTAACTGGTGGTGCAGTTGTTCAAGGTCTAACAGTAGGCCGTGGTGCAGGTGCTGTGGCTAACAATACTGCGGTGGGTGCGAGTGCTTTGGCGGCTAACACGACAGGGTCGGGTAACACTGCTTTGGGTCGCAATGCCGCTTTATCAAACACAACATCAAACTCAGTTACTGCTATTGGATTTGAGGCCTTAAAAGTAAGTACAGGCGCGGGAAATACGGCTGTTGGCGACTCTGCGGGTGCAGCAACTACAACTGGCATTTATAACTCTATGCTTGGTGTTTTGGCTTTGTCTGGAAACACCACTGGAAGCAACAACACAGCCGTTGGTTTGCAAGCCCTCACCTCCAACACCACAGCATCTAACAACACTGCTGTGGGTTATCAGGCGGGGTATGCAAACACCACGGGCGCACAAAACGTATTTATTGGTCGCGAAGCAGGTAAAACAAGTACTACTGGCAATGCGATTGTTGCTATTGGTGACCTTGCCCTTGGTGCAAACACTGCATCTAACAACACGGCTGTAGGTTTTGCCGCACTTGCTTCAAACACAAGCGGAACTCAAAACGTTGCTTTAGGCGGTGCGCTTTATGGTTCTACTGGCGGTGCTTTGTATGCTAACACTACTGGAAGTAACAATACCGCAATTGGACAACAGGCTTTGCTCTCCAACACCACAGCATCTAACAATACTGCTGTAGGTTATCAGGCGGGGTATGCAAATGTAACTGGCGCAGAACACACTTTTGTTGGTTATCAAGCAGGTAAAAATACAACTGCAAGCAATAACACTTTTGTCGGTACACAAGCGGCATTTACAAACACAACTGGCACAAGTAACACAGCAATTGGTCGATACGCCAATTATTTCAATACTACTGGTTCTTCAAATACTTCTTTAGGTGAATCTGCACTTCAAGCCAACACCACAGCATCTAACAACACTGCTGTAGGTTATCAGGCGGGGTATACAAATGTAACTGGCGCTTATAACACTTTGGTGGGGCAGTATGCTGGAAATGCGTTAACAAGTTCTAGCAACACGCTTATTGGTGCGGGTGCTGGTTATCTTATTACTACTGGCGCTAAAAACACCATACTTGGTACATACAACGGCAACCAAGGTAGCCTAGACATTCGCACAGCAAGCAACTACATCGTGCTGTCTGATGGGGATGGGAATCCACGTTTGTTTTACAGCACCGCAGGTGGTACTTGGGTTTCTGCTGAAATATATGCTTCTACGACTGCAAGTGCAGCCAACATGATGATTGCGGCAAGTGGGACAATCAATCGTTCAACTTCAGCTTTGAAATACAAGCAAGATATTCGTAATCTTGAGGAAATGGACATTAACTTGCTTCGCCCTGTGCGCTACAAGTCCAAGTGCGAAAACGATGACCAGACTAAAGACCATCTAGGTTTGATTGCTGACGAAGCCGCTGAAGCTGGATTTGAAGAACTGGTTACACGCAACGAAGCAGGTGAAGTTGAAGGCTTCCAATATGAACGCCTGACTGTCGTACTGTTAAAAGAATTGCAAACCCTCCGTGCTCGTGTAGCACAACTTGAAGCTAACTAAAGGAAAACCATGACTACTGAAACTATCACCGCAGAACAAATTGCCAAGCACTACTCTGCCGCAATGGACTCAGTAAATCTGATTAATGCAGGACAGCCAGAGGATATGACTGATGCTGATTGGGCTGATTGCTTGTCACGCAATAAAGAGCATTTGGTCATTATGTTGGCTAAAGACTATTGGACAACAGAAGATTTAACACCACTTCAGGCGGCATCAGCATGAAGCTAGAACTAGACGTTAACGAGATTAACTTTGTATTGCAGACTCTTGGTGAATTGCCAAGCAAGTCTGGTGTATGGCCTCTGATTCTTAAAATCAAAGAGCAAGCAGAAACTCAGTTACCTAAAGACGCACCAACGGAGTGAGTAATGGAAAACGAAGTCACCCATAAGCAAATCTACGACAGATTGGTTGAAGTTGAAACCAAGGTAGATAACATAGACCAAAACACTAAAGGTCTGGTAGAGGCTATAAAGGCTCTTGATGGGGCTTTTAAAGTCTTGGGGTGGATAGCCTCTGCTGCCAAGCCTATTTTGTGGGTGGCTGGTCTAATCATGGCTGCTGGTGCTGTTTGGCAAACTTTGATTAAAAAGTAATGGCTAATGTAAAGCAACAATTAGACATCCCTGCTATACCTTCTTTGGGTACATCAGGAGCCGTCTACTCTCAAAGTGTCCAGAATCAAAACAATGGACTTTTGAGGTTGTTTTTTACCAAGTTAGTAAATTCGATACAGTCTGTCATTGGCCCAAGGGGTGGCAAGTACTTGAATAATCCTTACGGGGCTTTTCAAGATGGAACAGATCAGATTGCTGCCGACACAACGACTGCTTACCCTATAACTTTTGATACAACTGATTTCGCAAATGGGGTCACTTTATCAAACAGCTCAAGACTTAATGTTACAGACTCAGGAATTTATAACATTCAGTTTTCTATGCAATTAGTAAATACAACCAATAATTCTCAAGATATAGACATTTGGTTTAGAAAAAATGGCACAAACATAGACAAATCTAACAGTAGATATGGGTTAGCTCAAAGAAAATCCGCAGGAGATCCATTTCATACTATTTGTGCTTTAAATTTCTTTGTTGATTTAAATGCAAATGATTATGTTGAAATTGTTTGGAGAACAAGTGACGTTGGGGCATATATTGAACATTACGTTGCGAGTTCAACACCAACTAGACCATCAATTCCATCTGTAATTGCTACAATAAGCTTTGTGTCTAACCTACCTACGCTATAGAATGCAGATATGGCTTACATTCCACTACAAATTCCTCCAGGCGTATACAAAAATGGGACTGAATATCAGTCTAAAGGGCGTTGGAACGGCTCAAATTTGGTACGTTGGTACGAAAATACTATACGTCCAGTAGGTGGATGGCGTAAGCGGTCTACTAACCAATTGTCTGGCATGGCTAGGGGCTTGTTAAACTGGAAAGACAATACGTCTACTCGTAGAATTGGAATTGGTACGCATTCCAAGCTTTATGCAATGAGTGAATCGGGTGCATTGACAGACATTACTCCTGCAACTTTTACTGTTGGAGATGCAGATGCCATAGTAAAGATTGGTTATGGTTATGGATTTTATGGATCTTCTGCCTATGGTGTTGCTAGACCAGACTTAGGATCAATCATACCTGCCACAACTTGGAGTTTAGATACCTTTGGTGAGTACTTGGTGGCCTGTTCATCGAAAGATGGTAAGTTGCTTGAATGGCAATTAAATAACGCAAATGATGCGGCTGCCATTACTAACGCACCAACTAGCTGTACTGGTTTGATTGTCACTCAAGAACGATTCTTGTTTGCATTAGGAGCAGGTGGGAATCCTCGTAAAGTTCAATGGTGTGACCAAGAAAACAATACTGTATGGACTCCTGCTGCCACCAACCAAGCTGGAGACTTTGAGTTAACTACAGTTGGCTCTTTGCAATGCGCTAAACGCATTCGAGGCGCTACTATCTTGTTTACTGATGTTGATGTGCATACTGCCACATACATTGGTCCTCCATTTATCTATAGTTTTGAACGTGTAGGGACGGGTTGTGGTGTTATTTCTAAGCAAGCAGTAGCAACTATTGATAATGCCTGTATTTGGATGTCTGGGTCAGGATTCTGGATATATGATGGTTTTGTAAAGCCATTAACATCAGATGTGGCTGATTACGTGTTCAGTAATATGAATGCTACACAGCAATCAAAAGTATATTGTGTTCACAACTCTACATTTGGAGAAATTTGGTGGTTTTATCCAAGTTCTGCATCTAATGAAATAGATTCTTACGTTTCCTACAATTATCGTGAGAATCATTGGGCTATTGGCACATTAGCTCGTACTTGCGGTACAGATCGTGGCATCTTCAATAATCCACTTATGGTTTCTACAGACGGATATGTTTATGAGCATGAAGTTGGCTTTGACTATGATGGTCAGACATTATTTGCTGAGTCAGGACCAATAGAGATAGGTAATGGAGACAGAACAATTAGTTTGACAGGATTAGTTCCTGATGAAAAGAACTTAGGTGATGTTAAGGCTAGATTTAGTACCAAGTTCTATCCAACAAGCACAGAATATAGTTATGGACCATACACAATGGTTAATCCTACTTCTCTGAGAATTACTGGTAGGCAAATTGCAGTCAAAATAGAAGGAAATACCCTATCTGATTGGCGTCTTGGAACTATTAGATTTGATGGGAAACTTGGCAGTTTTCGGTAAAACTAGCTATTTTCTTGTATAAATATTATGATAGAACATGATACTAACGAATGGCGTGAGATAAGAAATGCCAAACTGTTAGAATGGTTTGGTGGCAACCAAAGTGCTGTAGACTTTTTAGTGGCTTTATCAAGTATTGCTGAGTTATGGGATGACTTAGTAGATAAAGATAAAGAGCCTAGTCGTAAAGAGATAGATGCTGTCTTTTGGAACGCTTTGGTGACGCTACCTACAAATGAGTTCTTTAACGCTAATAGGTCATTTTTAATGCCTTTAGTGATCCAGAGTATAAATGCTTGGCAAGACTCTGTAGAACTTGAAAATGGTAATACTAATGACAGAGCCTATGCGCTCACATTGCGTATTATTTCATTACAAATAGCACCAATGATAGTCTTATTGCTTAGAGGACAAGAAGCAATGAGAGAAACTAGTACGGAAATGTGGCGTTATTTTACGTCACATGATGATGCAATTAAATGGATACAAGGGGAATAATATGTCTCTAGGCGGCTCAAGCGAAAGTTCATCGCAATTAGATCCTGCACTGCGTGATCTATATTTAAAAAATTATCAAAGCGCAGAAAATGTAGCGTCTAACTTAGGACCTCGTCAATTTGCAGGGTTTAATGCTGACCAACAACAAGCTTTTAATTTAAATAGACTGTACGCTAGTCCACTAAGCGCACCAACTTTGTATGCTGGTGAAGCGGCTAATTTACTAAGACAACAAGCCGCATATCAGCCACAACAAGTAGCATCTCGTGATGTGCAAGCCGCTTTGTCTCCAGCGGCTCAGTTGGGGCGTGGTGCAGTTCGTGATGTTGCTGCAGAACGTCTTGCTGCAGAGCGCATTGCGGCAGATCGTGTTTCTGGTGCTAATGTTGCCTCAGAAGCATTAAGGCAAATTGCGCCAGAAGCTCGTGCAAATATTCGTGATATTAGTGCTGGTTCATTCTTGAATCAGAACATTGAACAATACATGAATCCATTTACTAGGGCTGTCACAGATCAAAGCTTGCAAGATTTAGAGCGTTCACGCCAATTGCAACAACAACAGACTGCGGCTCAAGCTACTGCGGCTAAAGCCTTTGGTGGATCACGACAAGGTGTTGCAGAAGCAGAAACTAATCGTGCGTTTGGAGAGAATGCGGCTCGATTAATTGCTCAACAAAATGCTCAAGCTTATGAAGCAGCGCAACGTGCTTCTGAAGCAGATTTGGCTCGTCAGATGCAGTCACAACAACTTAACCAAGCTCAAGACTTAGCGACAACTCAGCAGTCCTTGCAATTAGCTGGTCAGTTTGGTTTGGCTAATCAGCAAGCGGCCTTGGAAGCGGCTCGTGCTAATCAAGCAACTGGTTTGACTGCATCACAAGCTAATCAAGAGGCAATGTTAAGAGCCAATCTAGCTAATCAAGGTTATGACTTTAATGTTGGTCAGCTTAATACGCAAAACCAACAACAAGCTAACCTTGCAAACCAAGCTGCTCAAAATCAAATTGCTTTGGCTAATGCACAAAACTTCTTGCAATCTAATTTGGCAAATCAAGGTGCAGGATTACAAGCCAATCAGCAAAGAACAGTAGCTGCAAATCAACTTGCTAGTGCTGCCACTAACTTGCAAAACCTTGGCTTTGCTCAAGCCAATCAAATGCGTGACCAAGGGTTGTTGCAACAAGGATTCACTCAACAACAGTTGGATGCAATTCGCAATCTTCCTTTGGAGCAACAGCAGATTCTCAATCAAGCAATGGGTATTAATGTTGCTGGTGGTTCTGGTATGCAACAGAGTTCTTCATCAGGCCAAGGTTTGTTTGGTCTATTCAGATAAGGAATTTATATGTTTAATCTTGGGTTGTTATCTGATGCCGCATTGACGGGCTTGTCTGATGCTGAAAAACAAGCAATGCAAAAACAGGCTACTCAGCAATTTTTGATTGGTAGTTTGTTGAGTGGTGATCCTGGTGTTGGGTTTAAGTCAGCCTCGGACATCCCTGCTACTGCTTTGAATATGCAGAAGATGATTCGTGATTCTCAAATTGCTCAACGTCAGCAAGATGAACTTGCAGGTTTTACAAGTAGATTTGCTCCTACTGAAGCACAAGCAACTAGAAAAGCACTAAATGCCACTTTGGGTAGAGAACCAGATTTATCTAGCCCATACGCTTTAGCAAATAAGCTAGGCGCACCATCAGGCCGAGTAGAGCCACAGTTAATTAATCAACCCATTGACTATCAGAAAGCATTAACTGAGTCATTACGTTTGGTAGGAAACCCTGCACAACCACAGATTCGTGAAACCTTAACTGCTATGCAGCCTAAGTTTGTAGGCGATCTTCGTGTTGATGCAAGTGGAAATGTTGTTGGCTCAGTCCCAACTTCAAAAGATGGTATTCAACAACAACTAAATCTTGCTACAGGACAGTATGCGGCTAATCCTGTGCAGAACTACATGATGTCTCAGTTGATGACTAAGGCTCCAGAAGTTTCTCCTAACACTATGCTTGGAGTTGGACCTACTGGTGCAATTCAGCAGATGGCAATACCTGGCGCTACAGAAGCAGTTGGCGCAATTGAAAGTGCTAAAGCTATTGCTCAAGCAGGTGCTCAAGTAGAAAGAGTTGTAGGTGCAGATGGAACAGAATATTTTGTTCCTAGATCTGCATTGCTTACTCAGCGTCCAACCGCAGGTCAGCCTGTAGCACCAACTGGTGGCGCTGCTATTGGCGCAGTAGCTAAAGCTTCTCCAGCGCAACAAACACTAGATGCCGCAACCAATGCTCGATTCTTAGATTTTTCTAAGAACAGCTTAGAGTCTGCAAATAGCGCTAGTGGACGTAAGATTGCTGCTGAACAACTGTATGACCTTGCAACACAAGTTAACAACAATAAATTAACTGGTTTGCAGGCAGGTGTTTACAGTTATATGAATGCAATCCCAGGTGTTGGAAAACTATTTGAGCAGGACATTACTGATGTAACCCGCATGACTCAGATGATTAAGACAGCACAGCTAGAAAAGACTGCAATGCAAAAAGGTGCTGCCAGTAACTTAGACGCTACAACGATTGAGAAAAGCTACGCATCTATAACAGATCCTGCTTCTTCAACAAGAATGGCTGCCGCCTTTGAAGTTGCACTTGCTGATAAAGACGTTGCTAAGAATCAGTTTGTTGAAGCCTATAGAGGTGATCCTGGCAAGATAAATACAGCATGGCAAAGTTCTCCTGACAATAAACCAGTTTTTAGTCATCCAAAATTCAACCAGTTCCTTACTGAACAAGTTAATGCTTGGAATCAAGGTGGCGCTCAAGGAAAGCCTGTGCTTCCCGCAGGATTTACATTCGGTACTGGTAAAAAATCAGGTGAGTTTTTAATTAAACGTCCTGATGGTTCAATCTATCGCATAGGTCAATAATGGCGACTAAAGACGAAATCTTTGCTTTTGCTGCTCAAGAGGCAGAGCGTCAAGGTGTTCCTCTTTCTTTAGTGCAAGGCGTAGTAGATACAGAGTCTGGTGGTGCTTTCAATGCTATTGGACCAAAGACTAAAACTGGTGATCGTGCCTATGGTCCTATGCAGTTGATGGCTACTACTGCCAAAGATCTTGGTGTTAACAGGATGGAATGGAAAGATAACATCCGAGGTGGTGTTAAGTATCTAAGCCAGTTATCACAAAGATACGATAACCCAGATTTGGTTCTTGCTGCATATAACGCAGGGTTAGGTAATGTAGACAAGTATGGCGGTATTCCACCATTTAAAGAAACACAAAACTATATTCAAAAGGTTAAAAACTTTATGGCTAAATCTACAAGTGATGATGAGTTTGTTCCTTTCGGACAAGGTACAGCAACTCAAGCGCCTACTCAAACTGTAGAAACTGATGATTTTGTGCCGTTTACTGGTTCACAAAAACAAGTTCAACAACGAGTACAACAAACACAAGCCGCACCTAGTCCTGCTGAATTTATGCAGAGTGTTAGACAACAAGCATTTCAGCCTAAGACTCAGTTCCAACAAGATGTTGCCGCAAGCTTTAACCCATTAGATGTATTGCGTGGCAAGACTACTACTGGACAGTTAATTAGTGGTACTGCTAATTTGATGTCTCAAGGCATTAAGGGTGGTTTAAGTGCGCTTGGTTTGTCAGATGAATACCTTGGCATTGATCGCACTAAACCACAACCAACTCCTGTCCCAACTCAATCAATTAGCGACATCTTAAAAGGCACTTATAAGGTGGCTACAGAGCGTCCAGGTCTATTGGTTGGTGGTTTGGGTACTGGTATTGTTGATCCTGCTACTTTGTTGTTGCCTGGTGCTATTCAAAAATCTATTGTTTCTGCCACACCAAATGCACTTGCACAAATGGCTCCTAGAACTGTTGCTTTGGCGCAGAACATTGGTACTGGTGGTGCTACTGCTGCACTTACATCTGCCGCTGCACAACAAGCCACTACTGGCACTATTAACCCTGCTCAAATGATGAATGAAGCGGCTGTAGGCGGTTTGCTAACTGCTCCTACTGCTACTGTTAGTGCATTAACTACACCAAGAGGACAAGCTAATCTGACTCAAGCTCAGTTGGTTGCTGAACGTGCTATTGCTGAAGGCGCTACATTGCCTCCGACACAAGTTAATCCTTCAATGTTAAATAGAATTATTGAGGGTATATCTGGTAAACAACAGACAAGCCAGATTGCTTCCGTTAAGAATCAGCAATTGGTTAATGAACAAGCTCGTAAAGCTTTAAAGTTGGGTCCTGATGTTGAAATTACACCACAAGTATTGCAACAATTTAGAGCTGAAAAAGGTTTGGCATACGATGCTTTAAGAGCTAATCCAACTTATTATGCAGACAAGTCGTTTTTTGCAGAACTTAACAAAGAGACGGCTAGATTGCAAAACATGAAGGCTTTAGATGTATCAGCAGAATTAAAACTGTTGAATAATTTGAAGCAAATGAACTTTAACGGGGATGAGTTGGTTGAGTCAATTAAAAGACTTAGAGATAGCGCACAAACAAACTCATCTCCTCTTGCTAATGCTAGAGATAAAGATCTTGGTAGAGCGCAAAAGTTTGCTGCTAAACAACTAGAAGCCCTTGCCGAGCGTAACTTAACAAACTTCAATCAACCAGATGTAATGAAAAACTTTAAGCAAGCCCGTGAGGATATTGCAAAAAGTTATACGATTGAAAAAGCATTGAATGCAACTACTGGAAATGTATCTGGTGCTGATTTAGGAACGCTTGCTAGAAAAGGAAAGATTGTTCCTGCCGAATTACAAACTTTGGCAAATGCCGCAGGTGCATATCCAAGTGCTTTCCAAAATGTGGCAAGAATTGGTAGTGTTCCAGGCTTTAGTCCTTTGGATATTGGAACCGCAGGTATCGCTAGTGCTGCATCTGGAAACCCTGCTGTTTTGTTGAGTGCAGCTACAAGACCTACATTGCGTTCTGTTGCAGTATCTCCAATGTTTCAACGCAATATGTTGCCTAGTTCGCAACAACAAATGCCTGGTCTGCTAAACAGAATTACCTCAGATCCATTGACTAACTATGGATTAGGGCAGTTGCCTGAGTATGGTACTGACCGATTCTTGCTCCCTAGATAACATGAAAGACTGGCTGCTTGCATTCTTTGCTGCAGTCTGTTTTTCTGCCTTCATTGTGTTTTGTAGTTACATAATAATTTGGGCTTTCCCGTGAAATGGTTACTAATGTCATCAATGTTGTTTACATTGGTGGCATCTAGTAAAGACAAAACTGAATATCGTTGTGTCAGGTGGGCATGGACAGGTGATGTTTACAACCGAAAGGTAGTATGCCTTGAGTGGCAAAAGGTTGAGAAAAAATGATTGACCAAGAGACAGTTAAAAAGTTGTTTCACTATGATGCTGAAAGTGGGATGCTACTTTGGCGTAATAGTAATGGGCGAAATGTTAAACCTTGGCAAGAGGCAAAAGCACTTAATGGTCACGGCTATTACACAGTAAAGATAAATGGCACTTCCTATAGTGTGCATAGATTGATTTGGCTTTATGTTTATGGAAGTTTTCCAAATAAATACATAGACCATAAAAATAAAATTAGAAATGACAACAGACTTTGTAATTTGCGTGATGTAAATACTACAGATAACGCACAAAACATTTCATTGCCAAGCCATAACAAAAGTGGTCACATAGGTGTGTCGTGGATTAAAAGTCATAATTGTTGGACTGTATTTGTCAAAGTAAACAAAAAGAATAAATGGCTTGGTTACTACAAAAATTTAGAGGATGCAGTAGTAGCAAGAAAAGATGGTGAAGCTAAGTATTACAACTTGCCAGAGGTTGCATGATCCCCATTGACCCATTAACGGCTCTAGCTGGCATACAGTCAGCAATCAGCATGGTCAAGAAGGCAGCGGGTGTTGCCCAAGACCTAGGCTCACTTGCGCCCATGATTGGCAAACTTTTCGATGCCAAGTCAACTGCTACCAAGGCCATGCTTCAGGCCAAGCAATCTGGCAAAGGTTCCAATATGGGAACAGCCTTGCAGATTGAGATGGCGCTAGAACAAGCCAGAGCATTTGAGGAAGAGTTAAAGATGCTCTTCATGCAGACAGGCAAGATTGACGTTTGGAACAAGATTAAAGCCCGTCAAGCAGAGATGGACTTGGCAGATGCTAAAGAGATAAGCGCATTAAAGAAAGCAGAGAAAGAAGCTAAACAGAAAGAGCAAGAACAACTAGAGATTGGTTTGGCAATAGGTGGAATCTTTTTTGTTCTGTTTCTAGTCTTTGTTGGTGTAAATGAGTTGATGGAATTCTGTGCAACTACTCGTAGATGTGGCAGATGAATGAGTACCAAAAGACCTTTGACCTATGCCTAAAGATATTCGTTTACGGATGTGTGGCTTTATACGCCCTTGGTTTTCTGAAGTTTTTGCCTGACGATTTGTCGGACAAAATTGTTAATCTCCTACTTGGAAAGATTGGACTGTAATGCTATCTCTATTTTCTACACTTGGTGGTTTGCTAATTTCTGGACTGCCTAAACTCCTAGACTTTTTCCAGAACAAAGATGACCAAAAACATGAGTTAGCTTTGGCTCGTGTTCAGGTAGAACTTCAACTACAGATGATGGCTCAAGGGTTTAAGGCTCAAGAGCGTATGGAGGAAATCCGCACAGATCAAATTGCCATGCAAACAGATGCCCAGATGACTGAGGCCGCTTTGAAGCATGATGAGAAAATCATGGAAAGAGCAAGCACTTGGGTGGTCAACTTTGTTGGCACTGTAAGACCTATTGTGACTTACATCTTTATCTTTGAGTTATGTGCAATTAACGCATGGATTGCCTATTACGTTTACTCTCGTCCTAGTTTAGTTAACAACATGGATGATTTGATTAGGATTACTGACGTTATTTTCTCTAGCGATGAAATGGCAATGCTTGGAGGAATTATTGGTTTTTGGTTTGGCTCACGTTCATGGGCTAAGAAATGAAAGTCAGCAAAGCTGGTGAGGACTTGATGCACTTCTTTGAAGGCTACAGAAACAAGCCTTATCGGTGTTCTGCTGCCATTTGGACAGTTGGGTGGGGTCACGCTATGTATGCTGACCAATTAAGCCTCCCAAACGTGCGTAAAGAGGGTTACACAGGGCTTATCAGGTCTGACTATCAACTAAAAGGGGAAGACAATCGTGTCTGGTCTAAAGATGAACTGGTCAATCTGTTCAAGGTTGACATCAATACTTTTGAGCGTGGTGTTCTTCGACTTTCTCCTAATCTTGCTAGTCATCAAAGCAAATTCGACTCTGTTGTCTCTTTTGCGTACAACGCAGGGCTAGGGAACTACCAGAGGTCAACCATTCGCATGAAGGTCAATCGTGGTGATTGGGAGGGTGCGGCAGAGGCTTTTATGATGTGGACAAAAGCGGGTGGTAAGGAAGTCTCGGGGCTTGTCAAAAGACGCAAAGCAGAAGTGGCTTTGTTCTTATCTTAAATTAAATTGTCACAAATCTTGTATAAGGTGTTGAAATGTCTAACATTCCTACGCCAGAACATTCACAACTTTTCGCACAAAGTGTCAGAAAGTGGCAACAAGTGCTTAGTCTGGGTGATTGGAGAATTGAAAAAGGAAGTAAACCAGCTAAAGCTGCTATGGCTTCTGTTGAGTTTAATACTTCTGCTCGATTGGCTACTTACAGACTAGGTGATTTTGGTGCTGAAAAGATCACACCTGAGTCTCTGGATCAGACTGCTTTACATGAGTTGCTTCATGTATTCCTACACGATTTAATGACTGTGGCACAAGACCCTAAATCATCTCAAGATGAGATAGAGATGCAAGAGCATAGAGTCATTAACCTTTTAGAAAAGTTACTGTCTAAGGATTCCAATGGGCGCTCATAATGAAACCTGTACTGACATGGAGTTCATCCAGTTGTGGGGTCAACTTCAATCCGCACAAAGAATGGCAGAACACCTTGGTATAAATAACAGGGCAATCCATTTGCGTAGAAGGTGGATTGAAAAAGAATACAACATGACCCTCAATGCGAAAGACCATCGAGGTGATTTGTATAACAAAAACAGACCTAAGTCTTTCTCCCCTTTAAAGCAAGTAGAACTTGGCATCCTAGATGGGACTGTCATAGTCTTCTCAGATGCTCACTTCATACCTGGTCAACGAACAACAGCATTTAAAGGGCTTTTGTGGGCTATCCAAGAGTTCAAACCCAAAGCTATTATCTGTAACGGAGATGCGTTTGATGGTGCGTCTATATCACGCCATGACGTAACTGAACAACCAGCGACTACTGTTATCCAAGAACTAAAGGCTTGTCAGGGTGCATTGGGTGAGATAGAAGAAGTAGCTAAAGCAGCAAGGCACAATGTAAAGCTCCTGTTTACATGGGGTAATCACGATGTTAGGTTTGGCAACAGATTAGCGCAACACGCACCACAATTTAAAGAAGTATTAGGTTTTAAGCTGACAGACCATTTCTTGGATTGGGAATTCTGTTGGGCGGTATGGCCTACCGAAGATGTGATTATCAAGCACCGATACAAGGGTGGTGTTCATGCTACTCACAACAATACAGTTAACGCTGGTGTGTCAATCGTAACTGGACACTTGCATAGCCTTAAAGTCACGCCATTTAACGACTACAACGGCATTAGATACGGGGTAGATACAGGGACTCTGGCTGAGACAGATGGCCCACAATTTACTTATGCTGAGATAAATCCAAACAACCACAGATCAGGTTTTGCGGTGCTGAACTTCTTTAATGGCAAGCTATTGTGGCCTGAACTCGTCCATAAATTTGATGAGGATCAGATTCAGTTTAGGGGTGAAGTAATTGATGTAGGTGCATTTTGAGTGCTTGGCTAATCATACTTACAGGGGCTATTTACGCCTATATTGCTGGTGAACAGCTTTGGAAAGATAACCCACACATGGCTATTGTGTATGCGGGTTATGCTTTCTCAAACGTGGGTCTTTACTTACTTGCTAAGTAATATCCTTCTGGAAGACTCCATTTGGCAAAAGAGTACCCCTACGATTCTTGATCTG